GTTCAATTTTGTTCATGTTTTTTTGTTTCTCCTCTTTTGGTAATGATACCTGCAAATTTGCCCATTTGTTTCTATCTTCCTCGCGGTCAAGTCTTTCAACTACCGAATTAGCATAAGCTAAAGCTCTTCGGGCTGCTGTTTTACTTGGACCGCTTCCCCAAAGTAAATGTGCAACCAAACCAGCTCCAGGATATTGCGGGTCTGAAGTATTAGAATTTTTAGGTGCATCCAAATCAACTAAATGTCTGGCAATCCAAGGACCAATCCTGCGCCACTTATCTTCCGAAACATTTCCGCTAGCCATTTGTCGAGCTTCGTTTACAGTTTGTTGTTTTAATCCATCACCAGACAAACCATCAGCGTGATATTGCAAACCTCTTCTAGCAGCTGCTCTCATATAACTTGGTGGGGACAAATCGACTTGTCTTGATTCTTCTAACTCATCTTCTAAATCTTCTTCTATTTCTTCTGAAGGTTGCCAAGCGTTGCAATAATATGCACCATTTACATAATTATCCCACTTCTCACACCAAGCACGAAGTTCACCATCTGCAAATTCTTTAACATCATCTTCTTTGTAAAAAATACAATTACCACAAGCACGACCCTCTGGCACATCTTCGCTAAGAGATGGTCTGTAATTGTCAGGTAAAACTCTTTTTTGTTTTTTCATTTTCTTGTATTTAATTCTTAAATCATCAATTTTGGTAAGTGTAGAAAATCTATGACCTACTAAAACATCTGTCGCTTGCCAGCCATCTTCTTCTTCTCTAAAAATTCTTATCAAAGCAGCAGGGTCATCTTCAGTCCCGTTTATTGTGAAATTTGAATCAGGCACATTTATAGTGCCGTCTCTAACAATCCTAACTATTCTTCCTCTTGCTCTACCACCAGAAGAATTCCAAGAAACAAAATCGCCGATTCGCAAAGCATCAGGTAAAGCTCTTTCGCCTCCAGGTTCAATTTCTTCGGCGATTGAAACAGCAACCATTTGGTCAATTGCATCTTGTTTAGTCGTGTGACAGCCAATAACTTCGCCATCTTCTTTGATAGTTGCCCAACCAGAACAATCAGGTGATGAATCAGTAATAAAATATGGCATTAAATATCCTGCTCAAACCAAGCAATATCGCGAGAGCCTGAACCTGATATACCATATAAAGAATTACCAGGCAGTAAAGTTAAATCTAAACTATCAGAACTGCTTAAATGAAAACCATTAGAACTAGAAACATTTGAACCACCAATATAAATCACTCCACCAGACGAATTATGCAAATTTAATTTAATAGGATTTGAACCTGCTTTCTTGATAAGAACTGCTGTTGAGGCATTGGTTGTCACTAAGTTACTTGTTAAAGTCATTATTTAACCTCATAAACAGAATCAGGATTAGTTGGGTCAATTTGAGCAATAGCTTGCAATTGTGTCGATGGCAAACCAGTATGTGCAATCGGTGGTAATCCAAGAGCGGATAAAACACCTGCTGGTTCAAAACCTGATTGAACTAGCCTTTGCGCCATAATAACTTTTTTATCTTGCTCAACAACATCTGCTTCGACAATGTTTATGTTTGCCAAAGGTACGCGGTGTTGGTCGCCGTCATCAACTGGTCGTAAATCTTCGAATCTGCGTACATCATTTACAGAATAGAAACCTGCTTGCAAACCGATTGAATAGCCTTGGATTCTAGTTGTGTAATCACCGCGCAATAATCCATCAACATTAAATTTAAGGAAAGCATCTGTTGGTAACAAATTAGAATAAGCATCTTCGATTTTTGCAATGTAAGGTCTTAAAGTATGCACGACAAAATTGATATTGTTTTGTTCAACTGAGGCATAAGACATAGCTCCAGGATTCGTGATTCCAAGCATGTGAGGTGGGATTCGGAACATTCTTGCGATTTCTTCAATTGCAAGTTTTCTTGATTCCAACATTTGTGCTTCATCAGGAGTCGCAGAAGTTTTGGTGTATTTAGCCCCACCTGAAAGGATTCCTGTTTTATGAGCTTTCTTGTATCCTTTGTGTTTTGCGTCAAAGTTTTCAACAAGTTCACGAGCTTGTTCTCTAGTTAAGTTTCCAGGAACTTCGATTATGCCTTGTGCCACCGCACCTTGACCAAAGAATCTTGCGGCAAAACTTTGCAAAGCGGAAGCTAAACCTAAATTGTTTTTTAGTTCTTCAACTCTAGACATTCCTCGCAAAGCTCCAGGTCGTCTCATTTCTGAAACATGAATCATGTCTTGGAAAGGAACTACTCCTGCGCGTTCTTCATCTATTGAATATTCGATTTCACGATTTGAGTTCCTGCGCACTTGAACGCGCATTGGGTCTAAACAAACTAAGTTTGCTATATCGCCTCTGGAATCTCTAAATATTCTAACGAAAGCGTTGCCGTCTAAAAGTAATGAAACCAATACTTGTTGATAATGTTCTGTTCTTTGCATGTCGACATCAGGTCTAAAAACCCATTGCGGTCTTGGTCGGTAAGGTACGCGGTTGCCGTCTCTGCGGATATATGCGTCAAGAGGAAGTGTTGAAATAGTATCTGAGATTAAAAGCACACAAGAATAAAAAGCGTTGATTCTCATAGAGTTTATTTCATCTATGTTGTTTCCTGCTTCAGTTGTCATGGCAAAAGTGTCGCCAGCGCCCCAAATGGATTGGAAAGAAATGGCTCGTTGTTCAGAATTGTTAAATAAGTTTCCGAACATTACTTACCTCTTTCTAAGGCTAAACCGCATAAAAATAAGCTAACACCAGTAGCGATTATTCCTGCTGGTATATTGAATAATCCTATTCCAAAACTTGTGATTGTTAAACCGCTAATCTGCAATATTGTTACTATCAAAATTCTCCTAAAATATAAAAAACTCTGGTCTGGCAACTTCAGCTTGTTTGGAAGCAGTTGCCCTGTCAAAAGCAATGATACTAGCAACTGCAGCATCTATCTTTCGCGGAGAACCACGATGCTCTTTAACAATCCTTGGTCCTAGTCTATCAATTTTTACAACAGCATTCGATAAATGTCTAGCCAATAATGGGTCCGAGTCGTGTTTTAATTTCAAATCTGTAACTGCATCATAAAACTTTTGGCAAGCAGGAATCATTCGAGCAGCCGAAGTGCTTGGCCATTCAACGATTGGTATTCCTGAATCTTGTAAAACTTGCATTGACCTTTGCCAGCGATAAGGGTCGCAAGCAACTTCTCTAACTTTGTATTTACCGCAGAAATCAAAAATTGTCGCTTCAACTTCTGCAATATCAACTCGCCATTCATCGCTATCTTCAGGTTGTTTTTCCCATGCTTTGACTAAGAAAATGTAAGGATTCTCTTCGCAAGTTGCGCCAACTATGACTGAAGCATCACCTGAAAAAGAACCATCGAAACCTAAAATGATTTCTGTATCTGATGAAATCTCTTTCGGTTCAGCGCATGAGTCCCAAGCTCCTGTCGGTAGCCAAGAAATTTGAGAGGACACCCAAGCATTAGTTCGTTTGGTCCTAAATTCTGCTTCGGGTGTTCTTCTTACTGCGCTTTCGAAATCTTCGGTGGAATTCAAATCACCAAAAGCAGGGTTCGCGAGCTTCCAAACTTCAGGGTCTCTATGGTTCGAATCTGCGGGAGCTTCCCACCAAGCCATAAAAAATGAATCATCTTCAACTTCACCGCGAGCGACCTTTTGTCCGTATTGATACAAGTTATATGCGATTGAATCTTGACCTGTTGAATCAGCCTTGACTCCTGCGGTAGTGATTGCTAACAAAAGCGGTTCGCGTCTCGCACCCATACCAAGTTGCATAACATCGAAAAGTTCTCTATTTGGGGCAGCGTGAAGCTCATCATAAATGACAAGCGTTGGCGATAAACCCTCTTTAGAAAATGCTTCCGAAGATAGCACCCGATAAACCGAACCTGTTTGAGTTAGTTCTATAGCATCTCGGTAAAGTTTCACTTGGCTTGCAAGTTCTCTTTCGGCTTCAATCATTTTCTTCGCATCACCGAAAACAATACGAGCTTGGTCTCTATCGGCAGCGCAAGAATAAATCTCACCGCCGTTCTCACCCATAAATAAACCCCAAAGCGCGATACCTGATGACATTGCCGATTTTCCATTTTTTCGAGCCATGCCGACAAGAGCAGTTCGGTGTTTCAATTGCCCATCTTCTCTGACCGAAAAAACATGGTTCAATAATTGTTCTTGCCAATTGCGCAAAATAATTGGCTGACCAGATTTGCCAGCAACAGTATCTTTTGTTTGAATACATAATTCGTTAATAAATCGTATAACATGTTTGCCTTTAGAATCTAAAAGCTCTTGTTCCGAAACAGGTGTCAGCCATCTTGGTGGAAAACTTTTAGTCGTTGTTTTTTTGTCTGGCACGCAGTTCCTCTAATTTCGATTGCTTCTTAACTTCCGCAATACCCAATCTTGACCTATCGGTTGGTGAAAACCCAAGCAAAGAAAGATTTGAAACAATTTGTGATTCCAAATGTCGTAAAGCTCTTCTATCTTCGTTGCGGTTATCCCTAAAAACTTGGGTGCGCAAACCTGTTCTTTCATCAAGCATCTCGCAAGTCATCATCAACAAATCAATATCCGAGATTGGTGAAATCCAACTCATACCCATAGACCAAACGCGATTCCAAAGCTCTTTGCCATGCGTACCCAAAGGACGAATTGGGTCGGGAACTTCAATCACTTGCGGTAAATAATAAACCTCTGCTTCATTTGGCAAAGCTCTTTTTCCAGGATTACCCAATAAACGCTTCTGTTCAATTGGTTTTGGCGGTCTTCCTTTATTTGACATAAATCCAATCATTGCAGATTGTTTTATTCTTGCACAAAATGGTCGCGAAATCCTTTAGCCACAAATCGGTATTTTCGCGGGAACACACGCAAACTTGGGCGCGGGGTTTGCAATGCGTGTGTGTATAAAGTTTTGACCCGTCCCCCATCAAGGCTGTGGGGAGTCTTGTTTGTTTCCTCTTCTTGAATTGCAGCTTCTATGCGCTGGAAGAAGAGGTGAATTTGGAACTCCAGGGAAAATGTGGTCTGCTGTCCAAGGGTCGTTGAGTTTTGGTCCTTGTTTGCAAATCCAACAAATTGTTGCGTTGTCTCTGACTATCTTTGCTTGTTTTGTATAAGCTCCTTTGTAATGTGCTCTGTTTGGTTTCCTGCGAGCTTCTCTTTCTCTGTCTACGATACGAGCATGGTCAGGGCATCTGTTTCCTGTTTTTGTTAATGTTCCGCAATCTAAACAAGGTCTGGCAAATTGCATTTGATTATCTTTCCATTGGTATAAGAAATCCAACCATAGATAGGTGGGTGGGAGAATGAGTCGTGTTTGATTGCTGTTTCAATTGCGTTATAAATATATAAGTCTTGTAGTTCTTCCCAATCGTTCCTGCGATAATCGGTTGCCAATGAGCCAAGAGCTAATGTGCCACCTGAACCTATTGCCCAATAAGGTTTCACTTCGCTTATTCCTAAAGTGTTTGAGATACTGAAAGCTCTTCCATGAGTTATGAGAACAAATTCGCTATCTGGTAGTTCTGCTACACCATCTTTGGTTTCTAAACTTAGTTCGTCTTGCATTGCTTTGCGAATGATTGGAATGATTCTTTTTGCGACATAGGCAAACCAATCTTGGTCTGTTGTTTTCTTTTTCAATGTTGGTGGGATTACTGGAAACTTGACCACATATTGTAATACATCACAAACTCTGTCAGCACCAGCGCAAGCAATCAACCAATCACCTTGTCGAATAATCTTATTCATTGGCGGTGCGGTATGAAAAGATTCGTCAGTTATCCCTGATTCTGCCAGTATGTAGCATCTATCTTTGGCGCAAGTTACGGCGATAGTTGTCATTTGACTTTCAAGCTCTCTCGGTCAATAGATATATTTGCTGCTTGTAAGCATTCCGCGTAAGTCTCATGGTCTTGTGTTTCGCAACCGCTTCTGCAATCACTCATCAGATAACACTTCTATAGCGGGAGCGATATAGTTCTGTCTTTTTAGTTCTCTTATTCTTAGTTTGCTTGGAAGATAACCGCCAATAGTTCTTCCTGTTTTGCGTTGTTTCTTTTTGCGTTTCTTCCACGCTTTACCGCATTTGCGGTCAGTGTTATTTATCCCAGAGGATTTGCTTTTACCTTTAGCCACGAAAGTATTATTGCACTATATCGTTGCCCATTATGAGATTGCCTGACTTGATTATCTCGGTGGCGTGTATAACACCTGAAATGAATACAGTCGGTATTTGATTCTCTAGCATTCTCATACATAAAACTTCTGTTTCGGCTTCTAAAATATCTGTTATAGCTTTGCGGGTTATCTCTACTATTTTGTGTTGTGCGTTGATTGCATCTTCAAGCTCTTCTGGGTCAATCTCTCTTGGTCCTGAATTAGCGTAATGGCGCATAAGCTCTTTGGTTCTTTGACCGACTAAGTCATCAAACACTTTAGATTTTTCGGTCATTGCCAGCTCCATTTGAGCCAACCTTGTTGCGCAGCTTCGACTGGGTGTTCTGTTACCCAATTGTGGCAAGGACGACAAAGTGCGACAAGGTTTTCAATATCTAAAATTGAGCCACCGCGCGCTCTGGATTTAAGCTCATGAATGTCTTGAGAACGAGCTTTACCGCATTTTTGGCAGGTTGAGCGTTCTTCTAAGAGCTTTGCCACGATTGTTCTCCTGAGCTTATATTTTTCTTCCATTTTCTTGGAACGCGGTCTAATGGGGGTCATGCCCCTATCTTAGAACGAAACTCCAACATAGTTGTCAGATTGTCCTGCTGTTTTGTATTGTGGTTCAGTTTTGACGAATGAGCTTCTTCTCAAATCTGCGCCAATTGAATCAGCTTCAACTTCGAAAGATACTCGGTTCTGCCCATTTTGGTCTGTGTAGTTGTTTTGTTTTAATCTTCCTGTAATAACAACACCATCACCTTTGCGTAAAGTTTGGGTTAGGTTTTCTGCTTGATTGCGCCAAACATTGACTTTGACAAAACAAGGTTCGCCGTCTACCCATTCGTTGTCTTTTTTGTATCTATCGTTACAAGCGACCCTTAAAGATGCGACTGGTGTTCCATTTGTTAGGAATCTAAGCTCTGGGTCTGCTGTTAAATTTCCTGCTAGAACTATTTGCGGTAATGCCATTTTGTGTCCTTTTCTATAATCTGTAAGCAATCGTTCTGATTACTCGTCTTTTACCAACTGCGTCTTTCGGCAATTGAAAAATCTTTCTTAGTCTTTCTCTTTGAAGCGGTGTAAAGCTGCCCCAAATTCCAAAACGATTAGACCAACCCTCTTCCAAACAAAATCCTCTTACTGGACAAGTCATGCATAGCTTGATTGCTCTTTTGACTTCAATTGAATGGTCCTCTTCTGGAAACCAAATCTCTGGGTCATAATCCAAACAAACCGCATGACTTTGCCAATCGTCAGGTTTAGGGCATAGAACGCAAATTTTTGTGTTGTCAAGAGCTTTATGATGACAGTCCTTCAACACTAGATTCTGCTTTCTGTAATAATTCAACCATTTGTGATAAGGGTACTATTGCCCACCACTCTTCGACTTTAGACACTCCTATTCCATTTGGTTTAACTATTAAAATTCCAAAAGTTGCTTCCGCATTATTTCTCTCAATTTCTGTTTCTTTAATCCAAGCAGGTATTTTATATATTCTTTGATTCTTAACTTCAAAAACAACATGAGGGACGCCAGTAATGTCCCCCATGTCGTGAACGCCGTAGAGAGGACGGCGTTCTGCCCTTGGGAAAAAGCTCTTCAAATATTGTACGACAGCTGTTTCAGCCAATGTGCCTTTTTGTTTAGCTTTACTCATTTTGTTAAAAGTTTCACAATAAAAAACATGATTCCGAAAAGCATGAAAGCTATTAAAATTTCACTCATTAATAGCCCCAAATTCTTTCGTCCATGCGGTCTTTAGCTTGTAAATCCGCATCTGGTTGCCATTTGGGTTCTTGTTTCAAAAGCTCTTCCCATGATTCGAAAATGAAAGTTATTGAACCATCTTCGTTTTTGCGGGTAATCACTTTTGTCTCTTTCTTCTTGGTGGCAGATATTCTATTGTCCAAGGTAAAGTCAAAAGGAAAGCGAAACACGCCCAAACTATGTAATCGTAAAGGTTCATTTTGTCACTTCGCAAAGCTCGCAAGTTTCACCTTTGATTTTTGCTTTGTGGCATTGAACGCATATTGTTATGAGCTTCAACTTCGGTTTTTCTGGAACATAGCTTGTTGGAACAACTGAGGCATCTCTTGGAAAAAGAGCGTCTACGAGATTGTCCGAGAACTTTAGAGCTTCAGTCCTATCTATGACGATTGGGGCTGAATCAAGCTCTAGGAAATCATAGATGGCATCAAATTCCCTTGACAAAGTTGTGTCCCTGAAATCTAATAAGAGCTTCGCGAACTCATCTTCATTTCGTAAAACCCGATTCACAATTTTTGTTACGATTATTTCCCAATCGGTTTTATGAAGATAGATGCAAACCGAATCTTTCGTGAGTTCTTGAGCTTTCATGCTTCCTCATTATTGTGAATAGTCATTTCGTGAGTGAACATGCAAGGATTCAAAGCTGCTTCCATTTTGTTTGAAATGTGATTGACTAACAAAATCGCCATTTGGTCTGGTTCAATATCGTCTGTCTGAGACCAAACATGCGTATCTTCTATCGCGTATTTTTCCATTCCAACATAAACGACAAGCTCTACTTTTACTGTTTGTGCCATTTTTTTCCTTTGTTTAGGATTCAGCAGCGAAACAAGGAGTGTCCGCTGCCGAATCAGCTTTGGGTATTACTGGTAAGAATTTCCTGCTTTGACGTCATATTCGAAATCTTCAATCATGTC